CCAGAACCGCCGTGTCGTGAATCAACAGCCTGCTGGGGCTCAAAACCAGCGCGAGCAGCCCGGAGCTATAAATCCGAGCGCACCTGTGTCTGCACGTCAGGCGAAAAATCGTAAAAGACGGGCCAATCAACGAGAACGAAGACGAGCAGCCAATGAGGCTAGGCGCCAAAGTGCGTCTGCCCAGGGTGACACCACCAATTCCACGGACACGCCATCCGAGGTCCTGGAACAGAGCGTAAACGTTCCGGAAGAAGTAAGTCGAGGTCCTGGCAGCGACCTTGCCCCCACTCTATTCCAACATCCCACTCCCGTCGATTATGATGAACAAAGATACCAACCCATTGGTTTGTTTGGACGTTGTTCTCGACGCGTCAAACGACGGTGGCACAAGCTTAGGTATTGGATGAGCCGCAACTCATGTTACAGCCCATCTGAGCCTAACGAACAACAATTACAAATGTTGGAACGCATTCACAATCTTACCTTAGAGATCCATCCTGACCGGCGCATGACGGAACAGCTCGTGGGCATCATCAGTACCCCGCTTGATGAAGCCCCCGCGCCTTCCAATCCAGACCGGCAGCATGGACCTTGGTTATTTCCTGACAACCCCGGATTCGAGGTACGCGAAGTAATCCACACTGTGACATCAGCAGAAATTGCTAACAGTCTGTTGCACGGTGTTGACATCGACGTATACCGCCCTTCCGGGGGAGCGTATCGCATTCCGTTTGCCAGCGTATGGTTGCAAGACCGTATGCGCTACCATCATCCTGGATTGCCTACCACAGGAAACACGCTGCACGTGAAAATGCGCAACTATCTTGAGTCACTGAGAAAACGGGTGATTACTGTACAGTCTATGAAAGAGCCCAAACCCCTCACATCTGATGAGGCGTTTGTGCGCGATCACATCCCCGAATCAGCATCTACTCATGTAGTTGGAGTCGCTGCCTTGCTCTATTCACTACCAACCTATCAGCAGTGTTTGGAGCGCGACATACTTAACATGCCGGCTGTGCGCGAATTGCGTGCGCGCGCAGCTGGCCTGCCTAGTCCCTAAGGGCGCTTGACCAAAACCCGCAAGACTGTTGTCGAAGAACCGCACTGGACACGCGTGTCTTTTCGAGAGCATGAGGGTCTTTCGGTGTATTGGTCAGGCAGGCAGAAGGAGCCTGGACACTTTTACCAATGTCTTGGCCCATACGCACCACAAGATGTGTACCCCGAAGCATGTTTGGAGAATGCCATTTCGGCTATCACCCGCCGGGTCTTCTGTGTGGGGAAAGGTGACGACATGTCACGTCCCCCACGGCCAGAAGACTTCCGGAGTCCACGGGAGGCCAAACAACATGTGAGAAGTGCGACACGTGCATTCCTTGAGGCTATGGAGATGGAAGCCCAGAAGCTGGAACCGGTGACCCCTATGACCGATGACGAATTTTTGTCAACGTGTCGGGGAAGCCAGCGACGCTGCTATGAGCAAGCCTTGGAATCTCTTCTTGAGACTCCCTTCAGGGACCGCGATGCACATGTCAACTTGTTCGTCAAACAAGAGCACCTCAAAAATATCCCTCGCGCGATTCAAACGCGTGGACCTCGGTATCATGTGCTTTTGGGGAAATACATCAAACACAAACTGGAGCACCGGGTAATGGACTCTCTCAACCACCTATTTGATAACTCACGGGAGACCAAATCCATTGCTAAGGGCCTGAACTTGAACCAATGGGCGGACAACATCCACAAGAAGTGGCAACGGTTTGATAAACCAGTTGCCATATCGTTGGACGTGAGCCGCTTTGACCAACACATCAATAAACACCTCTTACAACTTGAACATCGCGTAATATCCTACTTCTCAACGGG